AGTATTGGATGTATTTAATAATAATGTCTGCCATATGATGTGCATTTCTGCATACGTTCCTTTATGTTTCAAATAGTTAATAATATTAGCAACATAGTCCCGAAGGTGTAGTGAATCAATACTATCATCTATTGTAACATCATACATACTGGCAATGTATCTTATGTAATCAAATCGTACCTCATATGCATCCTGTAGGGTAAAAACATTCTTAGTAAGATTGTATACTTGACTATACACTTCGTCATAAAATATCTTCAAGAATTCCGTCATATTTGTTGTTTGGTTATTAGGTGGTAATACTCGTACACTATAATCTTTCATACCCTCATATATAATGTTGAAAGTTCTATCGCCCGTGCCATAGATATTACCAAAATAAAGCCATTGTTTATTAGTATCGACAAAATTAGACCACGTAGATGTTCCTTCTACAAAAGAATAAAATCTACTATTCTCTCTAAAATATATTTCCATGTCGTTAAAATCAGCCAGTATAAGCCCAGAACTGGCAAAATCTATATCCACACCATCAATATTAATAGTATCTATGTAAAATTTAAACATATTTCCATCTAAATATGACACTACAGGTCTCGCGCCTATTTTTATATATGATGGAAGCACGACACCAGCCCCTTCAGTATATTTTATATACATCTTGACATTGAATGCGTTTTCTGCTATTATCATATTAGTGCCGCGTAAATAAGACGATGCTGTACGAGCATAATTATATGGAATGACTGTATCAAAAAAATCTTCTAGTATGAAGTATGGAACTTCAGTAAATTTCATTTATGTCTCCTGAGTAAACGTACAATTATCTGTATTAAGTGATGGGAATTGATCATATCGTAACACAATATAACGTAACGAATTTTCATCCCATAATGATCCAGAACTTATTGCGTACTGAGGATAATTATCATCATCATTAGGCTCATATGTTGTTACATTGATTCCTATATTTCTTATTACAAGGTTTTGAATTCCTTTAACATCCTCAAAATCGTTAGTCGATGAAACTTCCGAATCATCAACCAAATAATTTTCAATATCAGTAAATTTTATTGTTTCTCCAAATTCTCGCTTTGTTTTATCAAAATAGTATATCAATTTACTACGAGTGTCTTCCATAACATCTGCATAGGTATATGTTGATTTAACACGTAATCCTATATCAAATGAAAAATATATAAGAGTAGGAACTGTAAATTCTTCAAAAGTGCATAACATTTTATATGGTTCAAGATATAATTCTAATGTTGTTTCCCATGCATCTGCGTAAGCTGTAGGAACTTGCAGCCCGTCATAATCTCCTGTACCAGCCGATGTATTTATTGTACTTGAACTCCATTCATACGGTATTAATGATATATACACCTTGTTATATTCTTCTGTGTTTCCTGAAGGTGCGATTTCTTGTTCGCCCCACACATTAGCCACTGTAATATCTGATCGTGACTCCAAATTAGATATGTAGTCAATTTTTGTAACATTTCTATATTGAGTGTGTAGAAATGATGTTGCGTTTTCTTTTATTTCGTCTATGTCTTCCGGGTCATTTGCGCCTAATGATGTTGTGTTTGTTATGCTATAATCAGCAATAGGAACGGAATATTTTGTGCCTGTAAGAGGTATCACTTGTAAAAATCCAAGTGTAGATGTCGCTATAGTTCCTGATCCCACACTACCATTAACACCAATCGACTCTATCATTATAATATCAATCTCGTCTGAATCTTCTGGCACACTTCGTATATCAGAGAATTCTATAATATATTGTTTATATTTGTTATACCTAAACATATATACATTATCAAGAGACGCCACTGATGATATTTCGTCATATATATCATTCACTCGATACCATTTTGATCCATTAACTCTTAAATCTATCGTAGGTAATGTATCATCAATATCATTGTCATACCCATAATCTTCCAGAGGTAACAATAATAAATTATCTATTATATCAGACCCAACATATGAAAGTGTAGTAACTGTTCCCTGTCTCATTGGAACATCGATTGTCATTGGATATGCGCTTGCTGACGGCGCTGCTGATGTTGTTTGTGTTGTGGTTGAAAATGATATAGTATCACCGTCATATGCCTCACTTGAATCTAACGCTTTCCATGCATCAACAAAATATGTATCGCCCGCCGTAACTGCTGTCCCTGAAGCTGATGGAGGATCGTTTAATGTAATGGTTAATGTTGTTCTTGCTGATCTATGCCCCTTTGGATTATACCCTATAAGCTTTGCAAGTCTATGGACATTTTCATATATATCCGCTGTGTCCATGTATACATTTTTAGCTATCTTATTTAACATGAATGTATGTAGATCGCCCAAATATGCACACAGTTCTATTAAAACTGCAATATTTGATCCTTCATAGTCATAATCGGCAAATATCGCATTTGTTCCCATTTGTGTTTTTATGCTCGATATAAATGTTGCAAAATCCATATCAAGATATTCTGGTACTAAGTTTGCCATGTGTCGCTACTCCCTTATTAATATATAATCAACAGTTTTTAATTCTGTTGCTACGTTCTTTAACCCATATGTGATACTTACTATATACTGGTTATTTTCATAATCAGCATTGACATTAACTCCTTCTATTAATATCCTATCATCCCATAACTCGATAGCAGCAAGTATTGTTGTTCCTATCCTATATGACGTAAATTCGTCCATTGGTTCGAATAATGTTTGATATGTATTGTCTGCAAATGCTGGTAACATTCTTCTATTGCCTTGTAATGTGCTCATGATATTAGTAATAGAATTTTCAACAGCATCAAATCCAGTGTCTCGTGTTATGTCTGAATCCGATTGCTTTGTTAGTTCCAAATCAATATCACTGTATATATAACTTGTTGGCATTATATTCCCCTGTTAACTTGCCGTTGTGTTTGTTGTTGCATTCGCACTGGTCGCCTGTTGTGTTGGTGTATCTGTTTCACCAGCCGGGTCTCCGTGATGATGTGTATGGCCATTATATAGTGCAATGGTTGACTGATTCATTAGTGTTGACTGCGCACCAGCCCCTGTTGAAATTGTTGTGCCGCCGCTTGCTATATCAACACTCGGTGCTGTAAGTGTAACATTGCCAGTAACATTTATTGTCCATGCGCCTCCAATAGTGTCACTCTCGGCACCATCAACGGTTTTTGTATCGGTTCCACCTATTGTTGTTATTTTATTGCTACCTATATTTATTGTTTTATTGCCAGTTATTCCATCTATTTCATTCGCAACCCCTGTAACGTTTATATTACCTGTATTGTCTACCTCCACATTTGTTCCTGTGTTGTGAAAGATTAATATACGTTTATTACCGGGTGTATTATCTATTTCTATTCGATGCCCGCCGTGTGTTACAAACGATATACATTCTGGGTATTCTGATGACGCATTACCCTTATAGAAATCAGGACTATTAAGCTTATCAGGATATACACCGTCAGGGTCATTAAATCCTACAGTTGTGTCTGGTGCTACTGTTGGTATTCCTGGTGCTGATGCAAAAAATCGTGGTTGTAGCGGATTGCCATTCTCAAAGAAAACGAATACATGGGACCCCTGCAATGGAACACCCCATACACCATAATTCGATATTGCACCCTCTATAATACTTAGTGCCGGTTCTGCCCATGGTAATTCATTAGTTGGTATACCGTTTGTCAATGTTTGCTCTTTTGTAGCAGTATGAACGCCAAAAATACGCACTCTACACCGACCAGCCTCTAGTGGGTCAACATTTTCTTCAACAATTCCGCGATATATGAAATTTAGCTTGCTTTGTGGTGCTTGTAAATCCTGTAAATCACTTCTTATCATTTGTTTATACCCCTATTATCTCGGCAACATTCTGACCAGCACCTATTAATATCGCTTCACTATCGGACCATACCTCATTTGTAGCACTGGTTGATATATCTTTAATACGTAATAATTTAAATTTTTTGGGGCTAAATATATTAACTAACATCTTATAAAAATTACCTTTATATTCAAAAGCAGTACCAATTCTCAATCTCATATTTATTTTTTCTATAAAATCAACATTACCTTTGGCTTTTTCATCAACTTTTTTACACGCATCTTTAAATTCTTTAAATGTTTTATCATATTTATAGGAAACACTATTTCCAGATTCAGGACCGTATGCCTCATTAAACACCATACTTATACCGTTTACCATTCCTTTTATACTAAAAAACTCACTTTTCCATGCAAACCAAATATCACCATCAGGGACCACACCTATTTTTGCTCCATCATAAAAAAATACAACATATGATGATCCATAAGATTGTGTGTCAATGAGGTTAGTCGTACATATGAGACTTTTAGTTCTCTTAGGGTATGCACTCCATGATTTGTCGTTCGATAGTATAAACGTGTAATAATTAGGCATATCTCCTACTGATCTTCGTGTGCCTTTCTTTGGGTCTACGTACATATAATTGTTTGAGTTATGCATCCCTCTAAATACTCGTCTATCAGCTTTGTATGCGGCCACAGATTGCTTGCAATTTTTAGCTAACAGTATCTGCGCATCTTCTAATGATAACACCTTTCCTCTACTTACCGCTTCTAATAAATACGCATCAAATCTACTCATTCTTATACCTCTATTGTGTCAAGTATTTTCATCGGATAACCATTTTTTATTAATATCGCCTCACTATCAGACCATACCTCAACTTTGTTACTCGGTACATTCTTTATAGTAGATACTGTAAATCCATTTCCTTTAGGATCGAATATTTCAACTAACATCTTATAAAAACTACCTTTATATACAAAATTTCCTCTAAGTTGGGTATTAACAGAATT